CACGATTGCCAATGCAAATATTAATCCTGATAAAACAAGGTATCCAACGAGCTGTATAGGACAAGGTTTGAATTTCTCTAATGGCGGAGTTAAAGCATATTCTACAACAACAAACACAAAATTTATAGGAACAAGTGATAGACACGTTGTAGGAACAGGAACTTCTTTTGCAAGCCCAGCAACTTTAGCTATATATATATTATATAAACAAAAGTATCAAGAACCTAAAGAAAAGATATTACAAAGAATGGCAGTAAATGCAGAAAGACTAGGAGATACTTTTTGGTATGGGGCAGGATTACCTAAGTATCCTACAAAAGAATATATTAATGTTAGAGTTAGGGGGTAAGGATAATGCAAATGAAGTACAAAAATAAAGGTGAATTTGAATACATGTATCCTGAAACACTAGGAGACAACGTACAGTTAAATAATGGACAATCTTTAGAGGATTGGAAGAAACAAATAGATGATTTGTACAATGATAAAGAAGATGAAGATATTAATACCTTATGGGCAGGGAGAGAAGTATTAGGGACAGGTATAGTATTATTAATGTCCAAACCTTTAAGTGAGTGTAAAAATGGTTGGATTTTAGTATTTGGAGACTACCCTTCAGGTTCTAACTTTAGTTATCATATAATTCCTAAAATACACACATCATTATATGATTATACTCAAGGTGTTAAAATGCTAGTAGGTGTAAAAAACAGTGGTATAACATCCAAGTATATGTTTATAGATGATACACATATTAAAGGGCATACAGCTAATACAGGAAACGGAAATGATGGTTCAGCATTATTAAAAGTAATATCTTATTAAGACCTATTTATATAGGTCTTTTTTTAATAAAAATAACTAGGTCGTGCTATATTAGATGTGTATAGATTGGAGATACATAAAAAATATGTTATAATATAGAGAGGTGAAAATTGTGCCACAAGCTGATTATACGACAAAAGATAGACATACTTTAAAACGTTTTGTATTGGAACTAAAGCATAAGAGAGATGGTACAACAAAAATATATAGGTTCAGAGTAAACCCTGAAGATTATAGTAAAGAAATACCACACAGAACTTCAGTACTAAAAACACAAACAAGTATTCTTTATGAAGATTACGGACAAGATGTAAAAACAATTCAATTCTCTGGTCAAACAGGATTAAAAAGACGTAGAGACTTTGATGGAGAAATGAAAAATGGTAAAGATAAATTAGATGAACTAGAAGATATAATTAATAAATATGGTAATACTGCGGGTAGTGGTAATAAGAGTTCTTATGATATGGTATTTTATAACCTAACAGACGATGAATCTTACAAAGTACATTTATCTCCACAAGGTTTTAAGATAGAACGTTCAAGTGAACAATCTTTATTATATAGATATCAAATTTCTTTAGTTATCTTAGGAGATGCAGGAGAGCCTGATTTTGATACAATAGATTCTTCTAATATCGGAAATAATAATAAGAGTTCTGGACATACAAGTGATAGATATATACAAGACCAAACAAGAGAAGAAGAAGAGCAAAAAGCTAGAAATAAACAAGCTATGGATACAATAGATAGAGCTAGAGGAAATGGTTCAACTACACCAGAAGGAGTAGGCTCATTAGGTATAGATAGTAAAGGAAGAACAATATATAATCCAAGAGTAAATACAAATGGTTTAGAGGGTTCTTTAAGTAATATGTCCCTAGCTATTGGTTATGGATTAGGAGGATTTTAATGAATCAAATTATACCACAACCACCTGAATTAGTTAAATTTTTAACAAGTATAGAAGTTAAGAATAGCTTCTTAAGCACGAATATGTTAGATGACGAGTTAGATTTTATTTCTTTTTACTATACACCTAATTTACACATTAGTTTATTAGCAGAGGAAAACTTAAAATATTTAAAAAATGGTAATGTACAACTTACTTCTCATGATTTAGGGGAAAATAGTTTTGTAAGCAGAATTATAAAATCAGGATTAAAAAGGCAAAATTCTAAAGTTTATCGTTTAATGCAACTGATTGTTTTAGAAGTATATTCTACAATCAATACTTTAACAGAAAACCCAGGAAATGTAAAACTTTTAACTGAAAAGGATTTAAATACTCTAAGTGATAACATTAACTATGTGTGTGATTACTTAGGTGAAAGTGATGATTATAATAGTCTTATACAAGACTTAAGAAATATAAGTTTAGATATAGATTATATAAAATTACAATTACCGTTAATTAAGAAAGAATATGGTGTATAAAATCAGTTCAAATAAATTGTAAAAAACAAATAAATACTTGTCTTTTTTTTTCTAACTTATGTTATACTATAAATAAGAAAGGAACTGAGACATGAGATTAAGAAAACATTATATACAATATGGAGAGACGTTACAAAGCATTTCGCAATCTTATTTTGATACACCAGAACATTGGTTAGATTTAATTGAACATAATAATTTAAAATATCCGTACATTGTAGATACTGATGAAGAAAAACAAAAAAGACCTGAAGAGTTAGTCACTTATGGTGATTACATAATCATACCTATACAAGGTGACTTACAAAACATTCAGGCACAAGAAATTAATAAAAGAGATAGAGATAAAATTGTTGAATTATCTTTAGGAAGAGACTTAAATATTACGAATGATGACATGAAAATAAGTGGTACAAGTGATGAAATACTTTCTCTTAAAGATAACGGACATAGAGATTTAGACACCGTAAGAGGTATAGAGAATTTAAAACAACAATTACAAACCAGAATGTTAACTAGGAGAGGTTCTTTATTACTACATCCTAACTACGGTTCTGATTTACACAAATTATTTGAATTGAATACACCTGAACAAGGAATGAAGATACAAAATGAAATTAACAGAACGTTACTAGAAGATTCAAGAGTTACTGAAGTAGACTTGAATAGCTGGGTTATTGATGGTAACTTATTCAGAGGAGAATTTTCTGTTAGTATTATATCAGTAGACCAATCCTTAAACTTTGTTCTTGGAGCAGATGATAGTGGTGTATTCGCTATTTTTGAGTAGGGGGATAATATGAAGACAAGAAAGTTATCTGAAATACTAACACGTATGATAGATAAAGTAATGATTGGTACTGACCGAGTAACAGATTTTTCACCAGGTTCGGCAATCCGTTCATTACTAGAAGCTGTATCTTTAGAGATAGAGCAATTTTATATTTTAACAAAAGAAAATATTGAGTGGGGTATCGCAGAAGGAACAACAGAAGCTTTTGATTTTGAAAGAAAAAAGAATCGTAAAGCATATGGTGATGTTACTTTAAGAATGTATAACCCTTTAGAACAAAGATATTATATACCTAGAGGAACAATATTTACCTCTAGTAATAATCAATTCAGTCAGCAATATGAAACTCTTGTAGACTACTATATAGAGCAAGGTTCAACTGAAGCTGAAATTGAAGTTTATTGTTTAGAAGCAGGAACTTATGGAAATATACCTGAACATATTATTGATAGTATGTCAAGTGCAAGCTCAGTAATTAAAGAAGTAGATAATGAAACCTCATTTAATACAGGACAAGATTTAGAAAGTTTAGAAGACTTAAAAGAAAGATTCCATTTATTTATTGAATCTAGAGGGAGAGCTACAAACAAAGCAATTCAATATGGTACGTTAAATGTACCCGATGTTGAAGGTGTATATGTATATGAACAAGTAGGACGAGTTTTAGTTTACGCACATGACCGTAACGGTAACTTATCTAACACTATGGTTCAAGATATATATGAAAATATAGAAGACTATAGACCGAGCGGTATTAAATTAGATGTTCAACCTGTAGATAAAATAAGTGTAGATGTGAACGTTGATGTAGAAATCACAAACAAACAAAGAATTAATGATACACTTAAAGAACATATTGAGAACGTCATTAGAAACTATTTAAACGATTTTACTGTAAACAAAGATTTAATACTTGCTGACTTAACACAAGTCATTATGAATATTGATGATTCCTTAATTTATGACTTGAAATATAATATAAATAGTGATAATATTATAACAGACCCTCAAGAAATAATTCGTGCAGGGGAAATAAAAGTTAATCTAAAATAGAAAGGAGGTTAACCTTGAGTAACTTTCTAAAAAATTTACATCCATTATTAAAACGTAAGAAAAACCCAAAAGACAATAAAGACCCTCACTATGCAATTATTAATATGTTTAGTGAAGAGTTAGATAATTTAGAACAAGAAACAATTGATAGTAAAATACAATCTAGTTTAGGTACAGCTACAGGAAAGTACTTAGATATATACGGAGATTGGTATGGATTAGTTAGAAAGAAAAATGAACTTGATGATACTTATAGAGATAGGATTATCGAGTATGTACTCTTAAAAAGAGGAACAAACAATTCTATTATAGGAGCTATTAAAAGGTTTTTAGAAGACGAAGATGTTTATGTAGACATTTATGAGCCCTTTAAAAATATATTCTATACAAATAAATCTCATTTAAATGGAGAAGACCATTTGATGGGTGATTACTATAGATTTGCTATCATAGACATAACAATTGGTAAGACTTTTCCATTATCTATCATAGAAGAAATAAATAAATTTAAGCCAGCAGGTGTTAAAGTTTACTTTACGTATGATGGTAGTTATGATTTAGGTGAAGATAAAGCAGTAACTCAATTTTACCCTAAAGGGTTTCCTAAAGTTTCTACATACCAAGATGTAGATATATTTAGAGGTTATGGTAGAATTTTATATGGGCATTTAAATTTAGGTATTGCTAAAGTTAAAGATATTACAGAAGTCTTTAAAACAAATAATAGTTTAATTAATAGTTTAGATGTTCTTTCAGGTTCAGCTACAGTTGGAAGAGAATTTTATAACTATGTCTATAAAACACAAAATTCTTATGTTCCTGGAATGGGAGATTTTGTTACAACTATATCTAATGAAACAAATAATATAGAAGGAGAAGAGTTATCTAAAGACTTCTATACAGATACAACAACAAGAAATTCTTTAACACCTTCTGATACTATATTAGGGAATAAGCAAACAACTAATATTCATTTTAACTTTGACACAAATGAATATTTAAGACGAAAAGGTATTAATATAAACACTTTAAATTTAAGTGAAAAAGAGTTAAGAACATATATTAGTAACTATTTTGGTAATGTTAGTCTAGATTTTGATATACAGGCAATGGTTTCACCTACAAGACCTACAAAAATGACTCTTTCTATTTATGATTTTATTTCTAAATCTTGGGTTAATATTTCCAAAGAAGAAGTAGATTTAAAAATTAAAAATATAGGTAATAATTTAGGTAATTTAGTTGATTACTTAAATAATAATTTAGCTATCTTTATTAAATTAGAGATAGAGCCTTTAGAAGAAGATACAGAAGTAAGAATAAAATATTTAGACTTACACTTTAAAAGATATGAGAAAGATATTTATACAGTAAAACCTTTTTTAGGTAAGGTAGAAGCTCACCAAGAAACAGAGTATTTCTCTGAAGCAGATGCTACTAAAGATATAAATATTGATAATGGAGATATAATGACTAAATCAGGTTATCAACCTATGCAGTATCTAAGACTAACTGATGGATATGATAATAGTATTAATAGGAATTTGTTGTTTGATACAACAACTAATATTAAAAATAAAGAAGATACTAAAGGTAATTATAAGCAATATTGGTTTATCTATATTAACGAAGCCCATAAATATTTTAGTGTTGGGGATTACATTACAATAAGTTTTGATGTTGAGATGGATAGAGGAGACCTCTTAAGAGTATATGATTCTAACCATAATAGGGATTTTATGTTCGGCTCGGTTGTGTTTGAAAACATAGGTAGTCAAAAACAAAGGTTGGAATTTACACGAAAACTAGAAGAAGCAACAAAAGACACACCAAATTGGCAACTAGCTTTCTTTGCAGATGATAACGGAGATAATTTTTCTATAGAAAATATTAAAGTGGAGTTCGGTGATGAAAGTACACCTTATCAACCAAACCCTGAAGACTTATACGGTGCTAATGACCCTAATAAATACGTAGACTTACAAGCTAAAGATGTAGATGGAAACAAAATAAATAATAAAACTTTATCTTACTCTCCAAACCCAGAAGACGAAGTTCAATTTTTAGATAAAATTATAATGTTTAATGGAGTTTTTAATAATATACAAACTATATCTATTCTTAACAGTATAGACTTAGAAAAAGTTTATTTAGAGACCAGTATTTATGGTGACAAATATAAAAGATTAAAAACGTTAACTGATATAAAAAGTGGAGAAACACATACAGGTAATGATTTAGTGGACTTGTTTGGTATTAAGAATTTAACTTATCAAACACTAAATCCATTTAGTGAAGTTATTATCAGACCATTCTTAAACTACACAATAGAAAGGCTCATGGAAGATATAGGTAATGTTGTTGATTTACCTAAAGGATTCTTTAATGCTACATGGCAAGAAATAGACTGCTATACAGAAGTCAAAAATCCAACACCTATAGTACTAGATGATGTAGCTAATGGAGAGATAGATAACTCCACAGGAGAAGTTTGGAAGGTACCAGTACCTAAAGTATCTACGTATACTGAAGTTGAAAATCATAGTTACTCTCCTGTAGAATACAATAAAACTATTACGTTAGATAGTAGAGAAACACTAAAAGAATTAGCTGATGTTAAGTTAAGTACTAGACAAATAAGTATGAGTAGAATACCTAAAGTTAGTACTGAAACAATTGTAGAAGAAAATAAATAAATTTTATAAAATACTTAAAGTATGATATAATAAAGATATATTAGTAATGATAAAACTTTAAAAGAAGAAAGGAATTAATAAAATGGCAATTACCACATATAATGCTAGGGTTGAACAAGCTAGATATATCATTAGTAAAATTAATACACTATATTTAGTAATAGGAAGACCTACTGCATGGTCAAATGAGCAAGCACCACCTGAACCAACTGAAAATACAACAAAACTTGATGATACAATAGGATACAAAAAGGTTACAAGAGCAGTATTAGTAAGACCTACTAAAGATAGTGATGATAATAGAGAAAAGATTTCTTACGGTAATAAATCATGGACAATTATTAATGAAGAAGAAGCATTTTCTGAAGGAGCTAAATGGGCTTACTTTGAAAGTAAAATTGTAGGTGATGAATTACCTACAGGAACATATAGACAAGTAGGTATTGCTATGGACGTTGAACCTAAAACAGGAAACGGTAATCAAGCATTATTGCCTGGTGATTTAGAATCGGCAGGGACATTAATGTTTTATGATAACAAACAATTCCAAAACAGAACAGAACAAGTAACTACAACAGAGAGAATGGTTGTAGAATTTTAAACAAAGGAGAAATAATACATGGCAATTAATTTAAGAACATCTCCTTATAATGATAGATTTGACCCTAGAAAAGACAGGGTTAAGTTATTATTTAACCCTGATAGACCTTTGCAACAAGCAGAGTTAAATGAGCTTCAATCTATCATTGAATATTATCAAAAGAATTTTGGAGATTCAATTTTTAAAGATGGGGATGTACAATCAGGATTAAACTTTACATTAACCCAAGACAATATATTAACTTTGAATCCTGGCTATGTTTATATAGGAGGAAGAATTCGTTATTACGATGGTGACGATTCTATTCAATTATCAGGTGTAGGTAAAGAAACAATAGGATTAAAATTAACACAAACAATTATAACACCTGATGAAGATTCTAGTTTACTAGACCAAACAAATGGCGTACCAAGTTACTTCTCTAAAGGTGCAGATAGATTAGAAGAAAAATTATCAATAGCACTTAATGACCCCTTATCAGCACCTATTCATACTTTCCAAGATGGTAAATTATATACTCGTTCTATTAATCCAGAAGCTGATAAAATTCATAAAATTTTAGCTGAAAGAACATTTGATGAGTCTGGTTCGTATAAAGTATCAGGATTTAATATCTTTTCAGAAGAAAGACCTGATGCTAAAGAAATAGATACGGTTCCTGTAGTTATTGACTCAGGTAAAGCTTATGTTGAAGGTTATAAGGTGGACAAACCTACTTCAACAAGAATTACAGTTCCAAAAGCTACAACAACGAAAAAAGGAACAAATGAATCTACAGTATATAATAAATCAGACAAACAAGTATCATTAGCTAATTCCCCTGTTAAATCTGTAGATAGAGTTTCTGGTCAAGTATTAGTTGATAAAGAAGAAGTAGGTCGTGCAAGTCGAGGAGATAGTGTAGATTACCTTAAAAACAATACAGCTTTTGAAGTTGTTAAGGTTTGGACTGAAACAAGTCCAGGAGAAACAACAAGAGAATATAAACAAGGTGAAGATTACATTTTAACTAATGGTCAAGAAATTAATTGGTCTCCCCAAGGACAAGAACCTCAAGGAGGCACAAGTTACTATGTATCTTATAAGTATACAAGAACAATGCAAGAGGGTTCTGATTATTTAATAAAAACATCTGGAGAAGGTTTATTTGAACAGACTTACTTAGACTTCAATACTGAAGGTATTAAACCAATTGACCAATCTGTTATTCTTGTAGATTACACTTATTACTTAGCACGTAAAGATGTTTTAATGTTAGATAGATATGGAGAAATAACTAGATTACCAGGTGAGCCAGATATATTAAGAAAGGCAGTAGAGCCTTTACAAGTAGACCCATTAAATCTAAAACTAGGTATTGTAACAGTACTACCTAATTCTTCAGAAGCTTACTGTACTGTAGACTCTGTAGAAAGACTTTCTATGGAAGCACTACAAAAAGTTAAAACAAGAGTAGATAATGTTGAATATAACCAAGCTGTAAATGCTTTAGATGATGGTGCTATGGAAGGTCAAGACCCTTTAACACTCCGTTCAGTATTTAGCGAAGGGTTTATTAGTTTAGATAAAGCAGACGTTACAAACTCTGACTTTGGTGTATCGTTTAGCTTTGAAGATGCAGAAGCTACATTACAATTTACAACAGCAGTAAATGAACCTGTTATTAACGAATCTGATTCAACAGCACACATTTGGGGACGTTTAGTTTCTGCACCATTTACAGAAGAACGTGCATTATTCCAACCACAAGCTAGTGAAGCAATGAACGTTAACCCCTATAATATTCCTAACAAACAAGGTGTTCTAAAAATTACACCTAGTGAGGATAACTGGATAGATGAAGAAAGAGTTACAGTAACAGACCAAAAAACTGAAACAGTAACATTAAATCGTTGGTGGAGACACCCAGGAACTGACTACGGTTCTGAACAAGCTTATTATAGAAACAATTTACAACTCGATGAAGGACAAGGATGGGAAGGTAAGTCTTATTCTTATGATATTAAACATGGACGTACTGGAACATTACTTGAATCTGGAGGAACTAGAACATTAGAAGAAGCTATTGAATTTATTCGTATTAGAGATATTAATTTCACTGTAACAGGATTACACCCTTATGCAGATAATTTATATGTTTTATTTGATGGTATTAGATGTCCTATAGTTCCACACACTGATAGAGGATTCACAAAAGGTTCTGAAAGTGGTACGATAAGAGCAAATGCTAAAGGAAGAGCCGAAGGTCATTTTACTATACCTGAAGGAGTTAGATGTGGTACTAGAGAGACAACAATTAGAAATGAAGACTCTATGGCATCAACTTCATATTCAGCACATGGACGTAAGAAAATTACAGAAGATGTAATTATTCGTACACGAGTTACAGTTAACTTAGTAGACCCATTAGCTCAATCTTTCCAATTCATGGAAAATAGAACAATTAGTTCCTTAGGATTATATTTTGCTAGTAAAGGAGATAAAGACTCTAACGTAACAATTCAAATACGTGAAATGGGAGCAACAAAACACGTTAAAAAATCCTACTCTGCTTATTCATAAAGAGTAAGTACCGAGTGTTAAATGCTAAGAAATCCTAAAGCTTAATCAACTGAAACAGAAGAGGAAACTCTAAATGGAAAAGTTACGAAAGTAGAAAAAATGATTAAGATACTCTAAGGTTAAATCCTAAAGAGAAGTACAATGGAAGTTTAGCAGGGAAAGTCCTAAGTCAAAAGATAAGGAAGACCCTCAACGACTATTCCGTATAGGTGACGGAAGTAAAACTCCAAGCGATTGGGAGAAGAAAAATACTCCTACCTTAATTAAGGTAGAACAAATAGTCTGAGCACGTAACTAAAGTTAGTGTCTAGAAATAACTAGAGATTATATAGTAGCGTATATAATTAAACATCTTTAGGATATATAGATAATTAAAAAATTCCAAAATAATCTATTGACACATTTTAATCCTTATGCTATTATTATAGTATAAGGAGGTGAGAAAATGACAATAGATAAAAGATATTTAAAATTAAGACTAATACCGACAAAAGAACAAGAAGAAAAAATGTTACTACATGCTAATCACTCAAGAGGATTAAGAAACAAACTTGTTGAAAAAGGTAGCACTTTATTAGAAGAAAATAAAGCTATTAATTTGGGTACTTTTACTAAAGAATTGAATACTATGATAAAACAAGAAGATTATCAATGGTTGAGAGATGTTTCAAAAAGTTCTTTAGTAGCAATAAGTAGAAAACTTTATTATAGTTACTTAGAATATTTTAAAGGGAACTCAAATAAACCTAAGTTCAGAAAGAAGAAAGATAATAATTATTATTTCTACCCTAGAAGTGATGCTAAACGTAAGTTTTATATAGATACTAATAAAAATATTCAAATAGAAAAACTAGGAAGAGTCAAAATATCTAGGGGTTCTTTGAAGAGTTATTCATATTTATTAGATAGGATTCAAGAAAAAGATAGACTAAGAGAATCCTTAATAACTTATGATGGTAAATATTGGTATATATCTATAATGTATAGAAATAATTTGGTTTTCGATAAACAAGTTACTGAATTAACTAATGAAGTTATAGGTATAGACTTAGGTATTAAAACATTAGCAACTTGTTCAAATGGTAAATCTTATAAAAATATCACTAAAACAGCGTATATAAAGAAAATCGAGAGAAGGCTTTATAGGTTACAACGAAAACTTAGTCGTAAATATTTAATGAATAGGAAAGGTAATGAATATATAAAGACAAACAATATTATTAAGTTAGAAAAAGAAGTGAAAGTCATCTATAGAAAACTTAATAATTTATCTACTAATCATATTCATAACATGACTAAAGAAATAGTTGAATCAAAACCTAGAGAAATTGTTATTGAAGACTTAAAAGTTGAAAACATGAAAAAGAATAAATTTTTAGCTAAATCTATAGACAAGTGTAGATTTTACATGATTAGAGAACAATTAGAATATAAATGCAAAGATAGAGGTATACTATTAACTGTGGCTAATAGGTGGTATCCTAGTTCTCAATTATGTTATGATTGTGGTAAACGTAAAATGAAAAAAGATAAACTTGATTTGTCTCAAAGATTTTATTCTTGTGAATGTGGAAATAATAAGGATAGAGACTTTAATGCTTCTCTCAATTTAAAAGAGTATAGAAACTCCGAATGGTATCAAGAAAACATAATCACAATTTAAAAATTATGTCGTATGTACCATACAGTATGTGGGAATTGAAAGCCTTCGGAGTACTATAGAAATCTGAGTAATACAATAAAAAGTAACCACAAGGTGAAAGTATGAAAAGAGGTACGTTGAACAAGGAATAAAATTGTAGTTATCTATATATTTTAAAATACTGACCAAGGATTTCCTAATAAAGTAGTTTGTGCTGAAACAGTTATGAACGCAGAAGACATCAAAGTATCTAATGATGCTAGTGCTGAAACAAGAGTTTACTTTGATGACCCTATGATGGCTAAATCAGGTCAAGAGTACGCAATTGTAGTAATTACTGAAAACGATGAGTATACAATGTGGATAGGAACTAGAACTCAACCTAAGATTGATAAACCAAGTGAAACAATATCAGGAAACCCTTATCTTGAAGGTGTACTATTTAGTTCATCCAATGCTAGTACATGGTCTGTTCATCAAAACTCAGATATGAAATTTGGTATCTACACTTCAAGATATGAAGAAAAAGGAGTTATTGAGTTTGACCCACTAGAAGAAGTTAAAGGTGATAGAGTTGTATTAATGTCTACTTATCTTACACCTGAGAACACAGGGTGTATGTGGGAAGCTAAAATTATTTTTGAAGACATGGATGAAGGGGTAACCTTCGATATGCTTAATTGGCAACCAATAGGTAACTACCAAGATGTTGATTTAGGAGCAACAGCTAGACAAGTTAAACTTAGAGCTACTTTTAAATCTAATAGATACATTTCTCCATTGATGAGTTCTAGTGATTTAACATTCACTACTTTCCTAACAGAACTAAGTGGTAGTTACGTAGGTAGAGGTGTAGACATGTCAGAAGCACCTTATAATACAATAAGAATAAGTTACGAAGCTTTCCTACCACAAGGAACTACAGTAACACCTAAGTATTCTACAGATAATGGTTCTACTTGGAAAGAATTTACAAAAGCACCAGATATAAGAAGAGCTAATACTGAGTTCTATAGATATGTAATTGATGAAAAAGTCAAAGATGCAGGAACTTATGATAGCTTTAAGGTAAGATTAGACTTAGAAACACAAAACAGTTTCCTAAGACCTAGAATTAGAAGACTAATGTGTTCAATGAGAGATGAATAAACAAAGGGCTTTTTAGCCCTTTTCTTACATAAAAAAGGAGGTAGGTAAAATGCCTACAGAGAAAAGAGATAACTATTCAGGTGCTTTACTTTTTATACCTACTAGGGAAGAGAAAGCAACTAGACAATTAAAAGAAGATTTAAAAAATGAATTAGATGAAGTTAAGAAAATAAAAGAAGAATACTTAACAGAACTAAACAAATTAAGAGAGGATAGGTAGGATGGCATTTAACTATAATGAGTTAGAAGAAAAGCAGTATTTAGCTGATATGACTAAAGAAGTAAATAAAATAGGTAAATATTTAGAAAATGATGTTAATAAAGAGTATGTAGAAGCAATTAGTAGCCCAGACTTTAATAACATACTTGAACATATAAAAGATACTGGGATATATTATGTAACAACTTCTAAAAACCAACCGAAAGGTGAAAATTGGAACGGTTATGTGTTTTTTGAAAAGAGAAATAATAACTATTACAAAGTATACTTTAATCCTTTTAATAATGAAAACTTATATTTGAGAACATTTAATAATGAAACTTTAACAGATTGGCAAAGATTTATAAGAAATGAAGAGACAAACACATGGCAGAAATATAAATTTACCAATTCACAAGGACAGTATGCGACACAAGAAGACGTAGATATTAGAGAACTAAATAATAGTAAAACAGTATATGTTAAGAACTTAGTAGACCCGCCAAAACCTGAATTGAATGAAGGATGGTTAAATACAAAAGTTCATGAGAATGGAAATACAAGCATCACAACATTTAACCCTATTAATTCTACTACAACATACACTAAAATGCAAAAAAGAGCTAGGGAAGTACAAAACCCTAACTTAATTAAAGATTCTTTATTTACAAAATTACCACAGTTGAATACAGAAGAAACAGTAGATAAAGCTTGGAGCTCTCAAATAATAGGTGTTTCAAGAGGTATAGACTTTGACACAGGAGTGAAATTCCAAGGTCAAAAAACAGTAGGTATTTCGGATGCTGAAGCTTATAATCACCCGTTAATAAGAAGTAATTATTTAGAAGTTGGTAAAGATGTTAAAGTAGGAGATAAAATCACTCTCTCTGCTTATGTTATGGTTGATGATGTGGAGAATATGGGTGACAACTGGATATACATTCAAATAGCTCAGTATGATGATATAAACTCAAATACAAATAATCAAATAGGTGATGCTACAACAGTAAATGGAACTAATGCTACAGACATAATTAAATCAGGTGAATGGGTAAGAATAACTAATACACAAACAGTTCCTTCAGGAGTTAAATATATTACAGGTAATTTAAGAGCTAATTTAACTAAAGCAAACCAATCAAATAGTTGGACAGCTTACTTCGCACTACCTAAATTAGAAAAAGGAGATAAAGCTACTCCATTTATTACGCACGTATATGATAAAGTTCAATTTGATGAGATTTATACAAACTGGTTAGAAAACCCTGATGAACACTCTGTATTAAATAACTACACAACAGATAGTAATAACGATAATTATTTCAAGTATACGTTTTGGAAAGATGAAGCAGGAGATATGACTTTACAAAATTTATTACAAACACTACCTCAAGGATTCCATACCTTTTATGCTCAAGGTGGTATAGAAGGAACTCCAAAAGGTAATTCTGTAAGAGGAACAGTTCAGG